TAACCGGCGTTCACCATGCGCGTCTACATCATCAAGCCTACCGGCGATGGCGACATTCGGATGGTCATGGCCAAGAGCTACGCCCAGGCCATCCGCTACGCACTCAAGGATGTGTTCGAGATTTTCCCGGCCACAACCGCAGAGGTAGCCCAACTCGTGGCGGACAAGTGTCCAATCGAGGAAATCCCACCTGAAACCGAAACCAAGGAGTAATCCATGAACGACCAAACCATCACCCTCAAGCTGTCCGTCAGCGAGTTCAACTTCCTGCACGCCATCCTTGGCGACATGCCCACCAAGACCAACGCCTGGGTGCTCTTGAACAACCTGGAGACGCAGGCCAAGGCACAAGCTGAGGCGCAAAACATCCCCGTGGTGAACCCCGCCGCTGAAACCGCCACGGCAGCCGCTGAATAACGCAAACAAGGGCCGCCTTCGGGCGGTCCGCAAGGAGTACCCGCATGGAGAAGTTTGAAAACCAGATGCTGACGCCGCAGGAGGTCTCCCAGTTGATCAAGATTTCGGTTGGCACGCTGGAAAACTGGCGATTGGCCGGTAGAGGGCCAAAGTTCATCAAGCTCGGAGGAACGCCAAAAGGCCACGTTCGTTATCGCCTTCAAGACGTCGAGGACTGGATGTTTGAGGACGCCAAGTCTGGGGATGAAAAATGAACGTTGGCGACATCGTCCAGGTTAACCCAGAGGTCGAGGTTTTCGGTGGCTGCATGGTTGTGGTCACCGAGCTCAAGTCCTGGGGCATTCAGGGCTACGTGCAGTCGGCTGGCGTGCCTGGCCAACAGTACATCCGGCTCAAAACAGAACAGATCGAGGCCACAGGCGGCAAGGCCGTGTGGGTTGCAAGCCATGACTGAAACACAGATCGCATTTCTAACGGCAAACGTGTTCTTGGCCGCGTATCTCGGCAAGCACTGGCTGACCTTATTGTTCTTCATTTTTTACACCGTATCGGCGCTTCTCAAATGAACCAGTCCCGCACCGCCTCGCTGATTGAGTCCGTGTTCAACGTGGTGATTGGCTACGGCGTGGCGCTGGCCAGCCAGCTGGTCATCTTTCCGATGTTTGGCATTCACCTGCCACTGTCCGACAACCTGGCGATCGGCGCCTGGTTCACCATCATCAGCCTGGTGCGCAGTTACGCGATCAGGCGCTGGTTCAACGCGCGGCTGCACAGAGCCGCACAAAAAATCGCAGGCATGAAGGCCTGAATACACACCAACGCCAAAAGCTCGCCGGAATATGAAAAAGCACAAAAAGCCCAAAACAGTGTATGTGTACCGTTACAGCCTGATCGATGTGATGATGGCTAGTCCCACGCAGCCGCTTCCAGAATCGCAGCGCACTCACCAGCTCATGCGAATGCACCAGGGCTTGGACGCCATGGAAAAGTCCCCAGAGCCAACCACCGACGACTGGCGCGTGGTGAGCGACGCGGTCAACATCATGGAAACGCTGGTCGAAAACGGGCCGTGGCAAGACTGCGACGGCGACATGGTCGAAATCACCGACGCCTCTGGTCTGCTCTCCGACGCGGTGACGGCCATGGCGCTCGCAGGAAAGCGCCACAAGGCGGGCGGCAACATCCGATTGGACGGCGCGGGCATCCAGGCTGTGCGCGGCGTCCTGGCCGATTACAGCGACCTGCTCGAAGTCCTGCCAGCCCGCACCATGATCAAAGCGCACCGCGAGACAGAGCGGCGCATCCACGAAATATTGGCTGGCAAGAAAAAGCCGCACGATGTGGAGGTCATGGATCTATGAGCCCCATGCAACAAGCCATGCAAAGATTGCATAACCTGATCGACGCACTGAGGAGATGGAGATGAGCATTGAAGCAATGAAGCAGGCGCTGGAGGCGTTGGAGAGCATACGGCCACAAAACATGACACCGCTGATCCATCCAGCAAAGACCGCCCTCCGCGTAGCGATAGCGAGCTATAGCACCGCCATTGAGGAAGCCGAGCAAGAGCGAAGCTCTGTAAAGCAGGAGCCGGTGGCGTGGGATTCGGCGTTTAAGGAATGGGCATATAAGCGCGGCGTGTGGCCCCGCCTTACGCACGAAGAAATTTTCAAGGCAGGCTGGGATGCGGCGCACACCACCCCACCCGCAGCACCTGTACAAGAACACGAACCAGAGAACGAGCCTTTTGTGTCTTTGGCAAGTGTGCAAAGCGCGGAGCGCGTGGAGCCGGTGGCGCATGATTATCGAATTCGATATGACCGTGGTTGCTACAAATGCACAAGCCATTACTGCCCCGGTAATTGCGTTGCTGCCACCCCACCCGCAGCACAGCCAGCACCTGTGCAGGACATTGGTGTTGAACAAGATGAGCGCGTGTTTGCCCGTATTGCAGCAAGAAAAAACAGAGATGCCGCAGCAACTCGCCCTGCAACACGTGAAGAAAAGATTGTGAATCCTGGTGTGTATGAAGTGCCTGCGCAGGAGAATGATTGGCTGGATAAAGAGAAGCCAGAAACCGATTGGGATCACGTTTGGTTGCTCATTAAGGCCGCAAGCTATGCAAGCGCAAGGGGTCACATGAGTGGAACAAGCAATTGGGGTGCTGCAATGTCCGCATATTTGCGCCATTCCACACCACCCGCAGCACCTGTGCAGGAGAAGAACACATGAGCGATGGTTTTTTACATCTGTTAAGCACTTTCATATTGCTTGCTGTTGCAGGCTTGACTTGGGTTGTATCCGCAACAACCATTGCAAATGAATGCGAAAAGATGGGGATGTTTTACGTTGGTGACAGAGTGTTTGAGTGCAAACGCATGGAGAAAAATCATCATGGATAAGCAAGACATCATCCGCATGGCGAAAGAGGCTGGAGCAACGCCATACACCAACAGGCATTATCCAGACCGCCCAACGCACACATTCACTGTTGAACAGCTTGAACGCTTCTTCCACATGGCCCAAGCAGCAGCAGTTGAGCAAGAGCGCAAAGAGTTCGCCGTTCATGCTATTGACATTGCACGTAAAGCCATTGAAGAGGAACGAGAGGCGTGCGCTAAGGAATGCGAACACACCGCAGTGCGTATGGGCAGCGAGTGGATGGCCCACCACTGTGCCGCTGCCATCCGAGCAAGAGGAGAAATGAAATGAAGAAAACACCGTGGTTTGATGGAAAAACTAAACCAGTACGCAAAGGCGTGTACGAGGTAAAGAATATGTGGTTCGGTAAAGCGTATGCCTACTGGACAGGAAAGAAATGGTGTTGGGCAGAAAAAACCATCAAAGAGGCCGCAAACTTTCCTATGCTCGAAGGAGCTATGCAGTGCAAAACATGGCGTGGACTTATGAGGGATTACGCATGAGAAGAGCAGCAAAGGTAGATGCCAACCAAGAACAGGTTGTAAGCGTCTTGCGTGGTTACGGAGCCAGCGTTCAATCGCTTGCAGCCGTAGGTAAAGGTGTCCCAGACCTTTTGGTCGGATACCGTGGAACAAACTTTCTTCTGGAGGTGAAAGATGGAAAGAAACCCCCTTCACAGACCCAACTCACCCCTGACCAACAGGAATGGCATCTCCAATGGAAGGGTGACAAGCCCGTCATCGTCTATTCGCCAACCGATGCTGTTAAAGCCATCCTCAAGGACTGGGGAGCAAAACAAGCTGTTCCACGCGATTCTGGGTCAGATAGCAAAGCAGGCTAAACACCTTGGCTCCACATGGACGACAGAAGATTGGAAGCGCCTACATATCCAGAACTGGTCAAAAGAGCGTGGACAGCCTGCTGGTCAACTTGTGCAAGCATTGGATGGTCAGGGTATTGTTCAGCTTGGCCTGCAAAGCCGTAAGCTGACCAAAGAAGAAGCCATCGAGTTCACTGAGTATCTGATGTACTGGTGTGCCAAAAACGGAGTCCAGATTGACCAACGATGAGCGCCAGCACAAGCAAAAGGTCGCCAGCCTTGGATGCGCTCTATGCCACCACATCTACGGCGACCATGAGCCGGGACCAGTAGAGCTTCACCACCTGAGAGCAGGAGGATGGGGAAAAGGTGACTACAAAACTCTCATACCGTTGTGTTTTAACCACCATCGTGGACAAAATGGCATTCACCATCTTGGCACGAAAATGTTTGTGAAGTATTATGACGTTACACAAGAGCAGTTGCTTGAGTGGACCTTAAACAAGATAGGAGAAGAGAATGAATGACAATAAAGGTGGGCCAGCGTTCCCGTGTGATCGTATTGGTGCTGGTGAAATCGTAAGTTCCGCTGGTATGTCAATGAGGGACTACTTTGCGGCCAAGGCGATGCAGGCTTGGATGACAGGGTGGGCCACCGACAGGCCAAGTATGCTGCAAGCTGATGTAATGGCTGACAAAGCGTATGAAGCAGCCGACGCCATGCTGAAAGCGAGGGAAGCATGAACTTATATCAATGCGAAAAATATGCCCAATATAATGGTTTTGACTCTTTGGAATTCATTGCAAAATTCCCAACAGGTGATCGAAAGTGCAAATGGCTTGATGCCTACTTTGGCTGTTTTATGATTGAAGGTTTGGGTGATGGCTTTGTCACCACAGGACAAATTGATAAGTTGTTCCCAGCACTTGAATGTGAGGTGATTGGATGAACTACGAAGCCATCCGTGCTGCCATGCAAGAGGAAATCGACAACCCTCAGCGTGGATACATGCCAAACAGCCCCGGAGATTTCATCCGTGACCGCCTGTTCAAACAATGCTACTGGGAAGAAGCAACCTACTTCTGGGGATGCTACTGCCGCAAAGGATTTAGCATCCCTGACCTTGATCTGAAGTTGCATGAGGTCGTAGCACTGGCAGCACACGAAAAGATGCCTGACTGGGGCACATACGGAACCTAAACACAAAAGGACAAGATATGACAGACACACAAATGATGCACCTGATGGCAGCAGTTTATTTGTCCAAAGTATTTCCAAACGAACTGAGCTGGACTATGGGATTGGTGTACTTAATTGCAGCGTCATCCAAAGCATTGGGTTGGCTATGAGCGAAGCAAACCACATCCAACTGAAGTCAGCCCTCCACAACGACTACCTCGCTCGAAAGCAGGAATGGTTTGAGTGGCATCAAAATAATCCAACTGTATGGTTACTATTTGAGCGTTTTAGTTTTGAAGCTGTCAAAAGCGGACGCAACAAGGTCAGTCACTGGCTCATCATCAACCGTATCCGTTGGGAGACATCCATCCTGACCACAGGCAGCGACTTCAAGATCAGCAACGACTACATCGCCTTCTACGCTCGTCACTGGAAGGAAAAGTACCCGATGTATGCCTACCTGTTCAACACCAAAAAAATGGTGGGAGAAGAGGCATGATTTTCTGGAGAGATCGCAACATAGCCCGTAACCCAGTAGCACGGGCACTCATCAAGCAAGAGATGAAGAAAGCCATGCTCGACATGCGAATCTACATCCTCATGCTGGAAGACGGCGACAACGCAAACGATGCTGTCATGACTATTGCAGACTCCATGCACGTTGTAGCAAGATGCTACGAAATCATGGAGAAGCAGGACAGCGTTGAGTTTAGAATGCTCAGAAGCGCACTGAGTATTCTGCGTGAATGCTCAGAGAACAAGTTTATCTGGAAACGCTCCTACGCAATTACACTGGACAACGCCATCAACATCTGCTCTGAGAACTGGACCAAGATTCCATCCAAAATTTTCCAAGAGGGCATGAGAGTTTTGGATTGACAATTTTTACGCAGTTGCCAAAAGGCAAATTTTTTCCCCCGCTGTGGGGATTTTTTTTGTTTCAAATTTTTTTTTTAAGAATGCGTAGTGGGGGTAGGGGTTTTTTTGGCCCATCAGGGGTACCTTCTAAGGGTTTTCCCTAGGTTTTACTGTATGGATGCACAGTAATACTGTATGAAAACCCAGTGCATCCCAGCGGTTCTACTGTAGAAAGTACTACACCGCCCGCCCCCAGCGTACCCGCCCCGCCTGAAGCCGCCCCCGCTGGGGTTTCATCGCTGGGGCTTGCATCGCGCCCGCTGAAGGCGTACCCGCAAGGGCTACACCGTACCCGCTGGGGCTTCAATTCGCCCCCATAATCGCCCCGGCTTGCACCGCCCCGGCTTGCGTACACCGCCCCAGCTTTCACCGGGCAAGGCTTCGCCCCGCCCGCCGCTTGCGGGTTTTGAACGTGCAAAGCAAAAAGCCCTAGAAAGTCTCAGGCCGTGACCTGAAACCCCCTAGGGTTTAATCGCTTTTTACGGGTTAGCGGTAACCGTTAAGCCATTGACGCGCTGACCGTGAAGTAAGCCGCCAAAGCCTTATAAAGTAGCGTGTACTCTTCAGGGCTTGCCGGTTTCTTGCATTGCCTCATGTATGCACGGGCGGCGCTTGAATGGCCTTCATCCGGTGAATAGCACATAATAAAATGCTTTTCTTGCACTTCATCCGGGAAAAATAGAACGGGGCGCAAGCGGCCCCCGGTACGTTCTAGGCGGGCTTCAATTCTCATTTTTCGCCCCCCCTTGCTATTGCAATAGCTTGCTCACGACTATTCGCCCGAATATAAATGCAAGAAACTTTTCCGTTTTTTCTTGCCCAGACACCCCAGACATTAGAAGGCAAGCCCCAGTAAGCGCCGCCCTTGTCGTATCCATCGCCGCCGCCTTGATGCCTTGCGTGTAGGCGCTTCACGCCCGCAAGGTCAGCCGCCCTATCCCAGCGCCGCCCCATGGGTGCACCATAGCGGCCTGAGACTTCAGGAAAAGGGTTGAATTGCTTCATTTTGTTTTGTCCTATAAATCCGGGGAAAGCCCCCGCCGATACCCCCGCAAGGGGGCATTAGCTGGGGTTATCCATGAATAAATGTAAATTCTGAGCATTCAGCCCCGCCGATACCGTGAACGCTTGCGCCATGCTTCCACCTGAAGCCCGCTTCCTGACAATCTACGGCATCGCCCGGAAGCTCTACGTGTAAAAACATAGTTAGCGCCCGTGCCTCATGATTGGTTAGCCCTGACCAGTCCCCACTAATGAGGGCGCTTGCAAAGCATGAGGGCAAAAAGTGTTTTTCTGTTTTCATCGCATCACCCCTTCTTCGGTGAATTCATAGCCGCCGCAATCGAGAGCTTCGCTTATGCTTTCATCACTTAATTGGAATTCCATATCATCGCGCCATGCCTTGAAACCTTCGTGCAAAGCCTCATTAAAAGCCGCCCGTGCATCCCCGCTTTTTTTGAATTCATCGCAAAAAGTGACCCACAAAACCGAATCGATAAAATAACCCGTTGGCATCGCATCTCGGCTAAATTCGCGCAGCTTACGCCCCCTGAAGTGCTGGGGGCTTGCGTCAGTGCTGAAGCTGAAGGGCATATAAGCGCCCACTTCCCAGTCTCGCAGCTTTACCCCGAAGGCATCGCAAAATGCTTCTATGCTTTCCCGGCTTTCATCTATCCATGAGCATTCCATGCCATAGCGCCATGCCTCAATTGCACGCTCTTTGGCCTTCTCGCTCAATTCTGGGAAAGTGAATAATTGAATTTCAATGGTTCTCATGATGTACCCTTTATTCACTTTTCAGGGAAAAAGTGCCAACTATGTTTCCGTTAATATCGTGGCAATTGCGATAAGTGTCGAAGGTGTCGCCCGCTTCAATACGGTCAGCGATTGCGCGAAGAATACGGGCGATTTCAGGTGCAGCGGTTTCAGGTGTCGGGGTGTCGCCTTCGCAAAAAGCAGCGTTCCCGCAATCAATGGACAATTTAAATGTGTTCTTCATAGTGTCGCCTCAATAGTCCTGCAATAATTCGCGCACTTGGCGCAGGGTGTCGGGGGAAAAGTGTTTGCGTAGTGCGCGGGCGGTGTCTAAACACTGTTTGTAAATGTTCAGCGCCTTAATTGAATCGCTGGAATACCCGAAGTTATCGCACCAATCATCAAAATTTTCATCAGATGCGCTTGCATCAAGAATCAGCGAGTACAACACGTCCGAAACTTTGGGTTTCTTAGGTTTCGTGGCTTCCCAATGTCCCTTCACAAATCTGTTATTTGGCACATTCATGGCACGAACCCCGCGCACGGTGTCGCGCAGCCCCAGCCCAGTGAAATAGTCGAAGGAATGGGACCCGGCTTTACTCGAAAAAGTCACGCGCCACTGGTCAACGGTTCGGGGTTTGTCTTCGTCCCACTTGCTCTGGACTTCGCCAACATAGTCAATTTTGACGGGCAGGGCTTCGAGTGCTTCGATTGTGTCGAGTGTTTCGTCCATGGTGTACCCCTTCAATCAATCAAAAACGCGCTACCGCCAACGGTCACGCCAAAAAAGATCATGCTGACCAACGCGCCCGGATTGAACGTGAGCGCAAGGGCTAGCAGGCTGACTGCAAAGCCGATAAAGCCGATTGATGTGAAGAGCATCCAAAAAATGTTACGTGTTTCCATGGTGTCTTGTCCTATAAAAGCCCGGTCAATCGCTGACCGTGCAAGCATCATATCACGGTTATGCACAATTCCATACACTAGGACAAACCCTAAGCGGTGAAGGTGTAGCAAAAAAGCGACAATTGCACCAATGCCATCAATCCCCCGCCCTCAATGCTCAGAGTATGGATGCAAAGCCCCCAGCGTGAAGGGGTCACGGTTTTGTGTTGACCATGCCCCAGCGCAAGCAAAGCCGCAAGGGGTACGGCGTGCCCTTGATGACGAATATAGAACGGCGCTATGGCGACAAATAAGAATGGCCCAGCTTACACGTGCCCCGCTTTGCGCGTGTTGCAGCTATGAGGGGCGATTAACCGCCGCTGAAGTGGTTGACCATGTTTTCCCGTGGAAAGCATACGGGCCGCAAGCCTTCAGCCTTAATTTGTTTCAATCGCTTTGCGCCCCTTGCCATAGCCGCAAGACAAACCGGGAAAGCCGGGGCGTATTCAGGCACTACACCGGGCAAGCCTTCACCGATTACACCCCCAGCGAATACCCCGCCGCCCTCAATCGCTGACCCCTTGCGGGCCTTCGCCCCGCCATTCACCCCTTCGCCCACCTTGCCCCCGCCCCGCTGGGGCTGACCCCTTGCCCCCCCTTCGCTTTTCGTGTACCCCAGCGCATACCCCACGGGGTATTGTGTAGTGCTCAGGTACACAAAACGCATGAATTCGCCCCTCATTCTCACCCTGAATGGGTGTAATCGGGCGCTTTGGCATGTCATTCTCGCGTTTTCGGTGCATCGACACGCCATTTTGAAACTAAAAGTACACCAAACCGGCGGAGAG